TAAGGTCAAACTCATTGTTATTTACTGCATCTCGTATAATCTGCAATCCATCATAGTTACATATTACAAACTCAGCATCAGAGTTTACGACCTCTATCCTTTTTTCTCGTGAATAGCTATGGGCTATCGCTACCGACCTATGGATAGCAAATTTAAATAAGTCTCCACCCCACGCAGATTGCATGATAGATAGAGGACATAGCACTAAAACTCTTTTGATAAACCCTAGTTTCATTAAATAATCAGCCGCCCATATTACACTAGCTGTTTTACCCGTACCTTGTTCGTTAAAAACAAACGCACGACGATTTAATGTTAGGAATGAGGATGTTTCTTTTTGATGTTCAAACGGTTTGTATTTACCACCCCATTTATAATTTCTACATATGGGACTGGGGACGTTTTTTATTTTTAGATTTTTTAAAACTTGTGCTTCTTCTAAACCCCAATTTACTAATACTTCGTTAGAAGAAAGTGATTTGCTTTTTGGTATTACCTCTGTGATCTTATTAGGCTGTCGTACTTTTAGTAGCAAAGCCTTGTTGTCTATGATCTCCATCGTACTCTCCTTTCTATACACGTACAGACCAAAGTAACATTTTTACTTAGTCAGAGGACATTATACCTTTTTCTTTTTATAATTACGAGATCTATTTTTCTTTTTGGATTCTATTTTATATCCGTCTTTGTTTGTGCCACCTTTACTCAACGGTTTACTGTGGGATATATCTTTACCCTCACGTTTGTCTGCTTTTCCGTTTTTGTTTCTGTCAGGATATTTTTTATCCATAGCACGTCTAGCACGTTGACGTTCCATTCGATCTTTGTGTTCGCCACGTTTCTTCTGCATCTTGTATTCGTGCTTGTATGGTCTTTGCTTCTTTGTATAAGGCATAATATTTATTCTTCTCTAGTTTATGTTTTCTACTCATTAAATGAAAATAGTGAACAACTTTGTGGTTAGGAAAATCATTCATAAAAAACAACATAGCAAAATTACTCTTAGGGACTAAATACCTACTTACCTTAATTTTTTCATCCCCAAATTTGTGGAATATAACTATGTTATGTAACCACCTTTCAACCACCGTCGTATATTTTTTCCCCACTTTTAATCTGCTCTTCCATTGTGAGGACAACTTAATACAGCGCAATAATTTTTACAAGTGAAGTTTGGTTTAGCGTTCCACGTGTTTGATTTAAAAGAGTCTTCTAAATTATCTGTATTCTCAAACCAATACGACCAACTTTCGTCCTGATCTTCTGCCTTGTAATTGGCTTTTATAAACTCTTTGGATATGACAAACAGTAAACCTGCCTTCACTTTCTTTATTTTAGGGAAATGTTTAAAGATTGCCAAGGATAATATTTCTAATTGTTTAATATCCGCATACTTACTGCTTTTTCCTGTTTTATAATCAATGAGATACGCTTTATCGTCTCCTAAAACTATTAGGTCTGCGATACCTCTCCACCACACGTTTTTATCAAAAAACCCACAAGGTTCAAGATCTCTGGTCAAACCCATGCGATATTCGCACAATCTGTCTCCCTGTATTTCTTTTAGTTTAGCCAACATACCACCCAAGTAGCTTAGTTCTTCTGGTAGTGATACATTTTCTTTTAGATGGTCTTCGGCTACTTTGTGTACCCTGTTACCAAATGTAAGTGCCTCTGTCTGTGGTTCTTCGACATCTTTTACAACTTTCAAATGATAGTATTTCTTAGGACACATTTTGTACATACTCAATGCCGAGTATGACCACGAATATTTTTTAGGTGTCTCCATAACTTTTACCTGAGCCTAGTTCACAATCGAGAGGTAGATCTTTGCACCAACTAGGGCGCCACTTCATACATTCTTCAACATATGCTAATCCCTCATCTACCTCTTCTTCTTTTACGATACAGGCAACAGCATCGTGTACTGTCAACACTACTTTATACCTATTAGATATTCTAGCCATTTGTTGAGCAACAACACACCGTGCCAAAGCCTGACATACATTCTCTATAAGTTTACCACCATATATACTTGTTGTGGTATCTTTCGTCTTATAAGAATATTGAGCTAGTCCATTCTTATTTGTTGTGATATGAAGTCCTTTGTATCTTTGCCATAGTTTATTCGGTAATTGAAATCCTTCTTCGGTTGGGTCAAATAGTAATGCGCCCTCTCTACCTAAAGTGTTTCCTGTTCTATCCAAGATACTTTGTAAACACCTGTCAGCTTGTCTCCACAACTCTGATATTTTGTCATATTTGGATCTGTAAACCTCAACGATATAACGACACTCATCCTGAGATACATCTACACCAAATGTTTTTAATTGGTCTCTAAAACGCACCGCACCCATACCATAACCACAGCCAAGAATCGTAGTCTTACCTACAAACCGTTCTTCTTTTTTTATTTCTTCGACTGGTTTACCATAGATAGACTTCGCCATAATTTTATATACATCTTCTCCATTTTCAAAAGCTTCTACTAAATCATCTTGTTCAGCTAACCACGCTAATATCCTAGCTTCTATCTGAGAAGAGTCTGCATCTATAATTGTGTAACCTTCCATCGGAATAATTGACTTCTTTAACTTGTTTGCGTTTTCTCCACGTGAGGGTAAGTTTTGTAAATTTATTTTGTCGTCTCCTCCCCACCTGCCTGTATGCGCCGCATAGTATCTCAAGGGAACTGGCATCAAGCCTCTGTTTGCTATATCAATAAATCTCTGTGTTCTGGTTTCTTCAAGAGTAGTCTTGTTAGCTAAACGTGCGCTAACTAAATCACGTACATTCTCATTCTCATGTTCTGCTAACTTTTTAAACTCTTCGTCAGTTTTCGCAAATGCCCATGCTTCCTTACCAGTACGTGCAGATATCTTTTTGGGAGGTTCTACATATTTACCCAGCAGAACTGCAAATTTATCATTACTCATGAGATCTTCTTTTGATACATTTGCTTTTTCCAGCAGCGAAAGCTTTTTCTTTGATATCTCTTGTAGATGACTTGTCAGGAGTTCAACATTAAGCCTTAATCCCGGTTCAGTAAACATCTTCAATGTTATGTCTATAATCTTGAGTTCTTTTGTCGGGAATCCAGTATGTAGATGGGTGAATAAATCATAAGTAAGTTGTACGTCGTTGCGACAATACTGAGCATACTGTTCTAATTCAGATGGAGTAAAATCTAGTCTGCGTTTACCTAGCGCTTCGTGTACTTCCAAACCTTTTTCGCCAAGGTTATATTTCTTAGCCAAGTTCGCAAGACTAGCAGATTCAAATACACCGTTTACAGCACGTGCCATACACAATGTATCTAGCAGTTTGTATGGGTGTATATCAAAATACCAAGACAGAATCGCCCCATCAAACATAGTGTTGTGTGCCAACACCATAGCGTTATCCCAATCAAATTGAGACAACCATTCTTTTGTTTCTTCTTTAGTTCCAGAAAACCATTGAGTGTTTTCTTCATCAACTTTTAACGCAACACCAACTACCTCAAACCTCTCGTCACGTATGTATTCTTCTGTGGTTAATTTAACTAAACTAAATTTTTTATCGTAATAAGTTTCAAAGTCTATTGTTATCAGCATCTCGGACAATCGAATAAAAATTGGTTGGTTTTTTAGACTCCCCCATCATGTGGGTATACCGAACATAGATAATATTATGTTCAAGTAAGATAGGCAAGTATCGTCTTATACTTCTCACACTCAGTTTTAATCTTTGTGCTAACTGCTTTACAGACAATTCGTAGTTCCTTTCCAAACATCGAAACACTTGCAACTGTCTACTCGTATGAGGTCTCCTCATCACGTATACTCCTTAACATATATTCTACATCACTTATGTTGTTTTCGTTAATTATCATAGCCATACCACCTGCACTCATGATGTCAGATAAGTTCTTGTTTTGTAGAGCAGTAGGTTTGTTTCCTTTTGCTTTACACTCGATACCAAAAAATATACCACGATAACAACCAACGATATCAGGCACACCACTTCTACCATAACCACCTGTCATAGGATAGAAATAGTATGCCTTGTGTTCTTTCAGTATCGCTACTACTTTGTTTTTAACTTTCTTCTCAGGTGTCATTTTTCTAAGTGTTCAATTAAATACGACAACACGTGATGCGCTTTCTTAATGTCTTGTAGTCCACCCTTACCTTCGATGTCTTTAACATTGACTCGTGATAAATAATGAATCGTTGTACCGAGTAGGTAGCCTTTGAACTGCGCCGGGGAAAGCCAAGACTTCAACACCTCCCAAGGTGTTATTGTAAGGTTGGTATAGTGCGAACCACCAATCTGCTTGTCTCCTGCTTTTTCTTCTTTGTCTTTAAATATCATCACCACCTCCTTCTAGTTTTTCAAATTTACTAACTACAACTTTTTTGATTAAATCATTTAGCACGTACTCGTACCCCAAGTCTTTTAGATACTCTGCAAACTCTTCAACAGACATTTCCAAAACCTCATCATGTAAAGACTCAATGATATTCTGATTCACATCGTTACTCATACACCCTCCTCTAAAATAAACAATCGTCAAGTTCGCTCATCAACTTCTTAATACGTTCACGTTCTTTTTTGTTCTCTTCACGTTTTTGTTTTTGTTCTAACTTACTAACATACTCAGGGTCGATTTCTTTTAGCAATTTTATTTCTTCTTCATCTATCTGCATGTTGGTTTATATGTATACGTTTTTTCATTGTCCCATGTTCCTCACAGTAGTTAAGTCTCCCTCAAAAGCATGAGTGCCAATATGTTTCAAATGAATACTAAGGTCTACAAAAACCTTACCACCATGCTTTGCCCACAACTCACAGAAGTGATAGTCCTCAGATAGTAACGCTCCTGTATCATCTATACTCGTGTCAAAATATTGTCGTACGAGTGGTTTTATATATTTACCTGTTGGGTCTTGAAGTGTTGATGACCTATATTCAGGCACGTGTTGTTCTAACTTCTCAAACACCTCTCGTTTAATCATCATAAATCCTGTACCTGCATGGCGTACTTCTAGTAAACCTCTGTTGTCTAGTTCTACTTTT